TTCTGGGATGCTCACCATGATTGGTGATGTATACTTGATTATTTGGACTCATCCCTGATGAATCCCAAGGAGTAGTTTCCAAATTGGTCTCAACTACATCTGTCAGCCAAGCGGCTGCATTTGCGGCTATATTAAGCGAAGGCGATGCTTCTTGCTGCAAGACAGGAATCAACTCTTCAAGTTGTGTACTTGTTTCAATTGCAAGTTCTTCATTGCCATCTTCTACGGCTAATTCGTGTATATTTCTAATTGCTTCATAAAGGTCAACAAAAACTTGCATTTCCAACATTGCCGATTCGTCTAATGTTGGGAAATAAGTATCTACTGTCTTTTTGAAATCGGAATACTTATCTTCTGAATCTTCGTTTACTTCTGCACCAGAGAGTCTATTAATTTTTTCTACTCTGTCTACATAAGCGTGATGTGCAGTTCTAAGGATTCCTTCTGACATAAATTCGCATGTGCCGTCATCATAATTCTTGGCGTTAACTGTTTCTAATGCACATTTAATAGTTCCAGTTAGTTCTTCCTGAGTCAGATACAAAACGTTTGGCCACTGACTTACGATATTTTCAAGCGACTCTTCCAGAGCAGCACTATCGGAAACAGCGTTTTGTCTTTTCAGGTCTGCGATGGCTTTGCAGAAATCATTGTTTTCACATAGGCATTTACCTGTGCCACGGAGAACTTTCACGTCTGTTGCCATTGTTTTCCAGTCAAAGCTAAGAAGTTTAGCTTCATTTCTGGTTTTGGTTTTTGGAATTGAAACATTAACTACATTTCCTTTGTCATCATGATTAATAGTTGCTTTATCAAGAACAGGACCATAGGTTTTGTAATCGACATAATCAAAAACATTTTCGCAAATGTTATTCCATTCTTTCATGGAACCGGGCTTAACTCTACGAAGCGTGACTCTTACTTGTCTTTGTCCACGCTCAGTTTTCGCTTTGCGACCACCAAGTTTCTTTCTTGCGATGTCTCTTTTACGGTCCATAAGCTTCTTAAGGCCCGGAGTCAGAGAACGGTCACGACGTTTTCTGGTTTTACCAGCCAAACGTGATGCACGATTTCCACCCGCACGTTTCTTCCCTTTTCTCTTACTATGAGAACCACGCCCCGTAGTTATTTGGGATTTAATGTCAAAGCTTTCTTTCATTGTACGTTGAGTATTAGGTAGTGAAACATACTCATCGAAATGTGAATTCGCTTTTTCGGTATTGCCTTCGATGATTGCGTCGAGCATTAAAGAAACAGCGTCTTTCGAAGCTTCTTTTTCTGTCTCGTCGTCGATGGCTAGTTGTTCGATGTTTTCGAAACTGATATTATCTTTGTCCATTGTGTAACTGGCATGGACATAAGTTCCATCTATAGCTTCAAAAAGAACGTTCTCAGGACCAAAACTTAGCAATTCTAATTGCTCTACTTCTAATGCCCTCGCTAGAACTGGTGCGGCTTCCGATAATTCTTGCTCTGAGTTAGAGAGTGAATCACGTTTGATACTCTCGAACACATCATAGCTGATTAGTTTTCTCTTCATAATATATGGCTCCTTGGCTTGCAAGCTTCTTGTTTAGAATTATTTTATTTTTACATAGTGGCCATTCTACATAAAACTTTTTTGACCAATATCTTAATCACGACTATAGATATAGTATGCATGAGCGGTCAAAACTGAGGAAATTTATATGAAAAGATTTGCAGACTACTACATCGAACAAGAAGAATCAGGTGTTAATCCAGAAATTAAAGAGTTGTCTGAAGATATTATTTTCAGAATTTGTAAAGTAGCTTGGAGAAAACATCGTAAACATGTAGAACGATTTATTGCGCAATTAGCAGAGATGGACCCTGAAATCAAGTCTATGCTAGATGATATAAATGCCGATGAAGGTCCAACATCCCCGCACGAGGATGATATGAATAAAGATGAAGTCGTACCATCAGATGCAGATGGAAGTCCCGGTTTAGAATCAGGCGGTGATGAATAATTTTAATATAATAAATTAAAATCTATTATGTTTAAATAAAATCCTATATGCCAAGCTGGATTTCGTACAGCAATAATAATTCCTACTAATTCGAAAGAATCATTATATACAGGACCGCCTGAATCCCCAAAAAATGTTCCTCCAGTGTATATCCCTTGTTGAATTTTCTTGCTATTATGAAACCAACCACCATGTTGCCCTTTGGTTAGAACAGGGGTTCCGGGTCTTATTCCTGCTGTGCCTATTGCATATAGTGTATCTCCCATTCTTGGATTGACTTTAGCTCGCACAGCTACCTTTGCTAAATTTGGCCTCGTCTCTACAAGCAATAGACCAAAATCTATATCCTTGTTTCTTTTAATTACTTTTGCTTTTTCTCTTACTTTTTCTATTACTTTACCATTATTATCGTAAACATAGAATTCCACATTTGTTTCATTTATATCAATTTTTTTGGTAAATGAAAGTATTATAAAATCTTTTTCCCCCATTATGCCTAATGAAAGTGGCTCATTTGGCATAATTGATGTTTTATTTGGTCGAGTAGTTGGTAACAACATTTTTGGAGGTGGAAAGCCTATTTTTTCTTCTACTATTTTTATTGCGGTAAGCACATGAGCAGCAGTTAGAATGTAAACTTTATCTTTAGATTTACCCCGAACAATTTTTATTACTACTCCTGCACCAGAATTATTGTTAACCTTTACCGTTGGTAATATAGCTGAAGTAAATAGATTAGATGTAGATTTATTGTTATAATTATATATTGTTGTGTTGCTAGTACAAGAGGGCAACAAGAAGGACAAACATAGTAAAACAAATAATTCTTTTATCTTCATATTTTATCTATACAAGATAATTGTCAATTTATGCACTAAAATCTATATCTTCGTGGTCTTGTTCGCTACTATATGTCTGAATCTGCAAATCATACTTCTTCAAATCATCTGTTGATGGTTTTGGAAGTGCGACTCCACTCGATGTCGGCGGTGCTGTTCCGCCCTCTGGTTGAGGTTGGGGTTCCGCTCCCATTTCTGGTGGGACACCACCTTCAGGTGGTTGTTGTGGCATTTGACTTGGCCCCTCGGCAGAAACTTCTTGGTCTCCTATACCGGGAACTCCTACACCTAGAAGTTGAGGATTCTGTGCTAGAACTTGAAGTTTCATATCTTCAAGTTTTTGAACTTTCATCCTTGACATCATATCGTCTGCTTCATCATCATTGAGTTTCATCCATTGTGTAAGGATATCAAAATCAGACATTAACATAGAACCTTTTAAGCTGTTTGCGTTGTTGATTCTATTTGATACAACTTCTGCTCTACTCAATTCTCTCCAATCGGAAGGAGGAGTTAATTTTATAATAAGGTCTTCAAAAGATTCCTCTGGGAATCCACGTAGTTGAAGATGTCGTTCAGCAACAGTCCATAGTCCATCTTCCATATGACTTTGTAATCTTTCAACAAGTCGTGCAAACTTGCAATCCTGTGCAGATAGAGCAATTCTTGTTGTTTGTACATCTTCATTGGACATATAATTTTTAGGGAAATTTAAAGCTGTAAATAATTTGTTTCTGAAATATACAGCATCATCAATTTCTCCTAAGTTTTGTGCTCCGGGGAGAGTATCAATTCTGGTATTGGCATTAGGACGAATTGGCAACCAATAATCCTCATCAGCCGCACGAGCGTGCCACCTTTCCTCGACGGCAGATGCACCAGATGAACTGCCTGCCGTTCTACCAGCAACTTTTTTCTTTCTGAATTGGTCTTTCAATCTTTCGATAAAAGCTTCTGCTTTATATGGAGGAAGAGTTCCAACATCAATATAAAACACCCTTCTCTCAGGCGCACGGGAGTTATGAACAATTGTTCCATTGGCTATGAAATTATGTTCTTCATTATCTACCGTAATATCAAAAACATCTTGTTCTTTATCTTCGCAAATTGACCAAATATTTTCCTTTTCAGGCAGTACTTTGTCTGAAATTGTTACTTTATAACACTCAGAAGGAGGCATTTTCCTTCCTGCTACAATTTCATGTCCACCGTCTCTTTTCCTATGCCCTAATTTACCAGAACATAGACCAATACTAGACCAGACTTCCTTAATGTCTGCTACGAGGTTTTTATTGCATAATTCTATTGTGGAGAACCACAGTCCGGCTTTAGTATATCTTTCACATCCATCCGCATTAGAAATTCCTTCAACAAATGCTCGTCTAATACTTTTTGATGCCGAGAACACCCATTTAGGTATACGTTTGTTATGTGCTCCTGCAATGTAGCCCATTTCCTTAAAAATCTTACAAGCTGTTGCAGAATTAACTACATAATTTCCAAGATTTTTACTGCTTCTATTATCAATTTGGAATTTTACTTTACCAAAGAATTTTTCCATAAGGTTGGCATAATATTTATTTTGGTCTGGATTGATACCTCCAGCAAATGCTACTTGATGTCCATTATCCCTTACGCACCCGTCGCCAATTAAGAAACCAAACAATCTAGCAAATTCTTCATTAACATATTTTGGCGTATTAATTCTTTCTGAATTTATTTGTCCCTTGTTAACAATTAACAATTTATCTGGGTCTAATTCAAATTTTTCACAAATATCTAAAGCTTGTTCGTAAGGTAAGGCTTTTCCTTCTAAATATAAGAATTGTTTAACTCTATCATCCTTAGCAAAGCATTGTCGCATCAATTCAGATTTATTATAATAATTTATATTTCTAAATGCTGTTTTTTGACTTCCATCTAATTTGGCCCATTTTTCTCCAAATATTTTTGGAATTTCGACGAGAATTTCTTCGTTTCTCGTAATATTCAACAACATATCTTTTTTAGGTATAAGCTGATTAAAGACCGTATACTTACGAACACCATCACGTTCTACCCATATGGGGTGAGTAGCATTTCCTGTTATTTCTATATGTTTCGAACGAACCTTGTATGTTTTTTGTTGTCCATTATTTACCGAATCAATAACTTTCGAAGGGACAACTTTTCTTTGAGATACTGAATAACTAAAAACTTCATCTCCATTTTTAAGTTCTTTTATATATTTCCATCCATTTGATGTTCTAACTCTTGTATCACCAGCCAAACAGAGCCTATACACGACCATTGCATCTTCCATAAGACGCAATTGGTGTGCTGGGCCTCTTGCTGGTTCTATTAGGCTTTGACCATATGGATAGAATGTTTTTCTATCATCTCCAATTTTCATATGAACAATCTGGTCTGGAGTAAATCTTAACGCTTTTGATTGTTGAATAGATGATTCCGTGGCTTGTGGAATAGGAGCTTTTGTTAATGCCTGATAATCTGGTCCCTCTTTAGCCTGTTGGAATTCCACAATTTTTCCCTTTGTGGTTTCGATTCTAAACATGCTATCAGGAGGTAACTCTTGAATTTTCAAGACACCATCTTTTGGATTGTCTGGGTCAATAACGATTTCCCAGAATTCATCTCCCATAATGAACAGATTCTTTGACCTACTCCAAATCCTTCTATCCATATTCAGCATTTTTCTATGGAAGAATAAAAAATCTAATTCTTTTTTGACATCATCATCTTTAACAATAATATCAAATACGTGGTTATTATCTCCTCTTTGACAATTATGGAAAATACAAGAATCGCCGCAAAAGTTCATATGTTTTTCTACTGATAAATCGTATACATCTTCAGTACGTTCCTTGTGAACTCCGATAACACGTCTTACATCTTCTTTTTTACCAAGCCATTTTAGTTCAGAAGTAGAAAATCCTTCTTTAGCTATCCATGAATCTATACTGAACCACTGATGGCCCATTATTTTAGCTGTTTTTCTTGTGCTTAATCCAGTCGTCAAGGCTCTACAAGCCTCATTCACCTTGCTATATTTTTCAATAGAATGTCCCAATCTCCATTCATCAATGAATTGTCTTTCATGTTTCCAACCATCTGTGAATGTGAATATTCTTGGGAATTGTTTTGTTTTTATTTGGGTTTTTTCATAATTAGCAGGGATTCTGTAGAAGGGCATTAATTCTGTACCTTCTTTTATTTCTCCTGCTTCTATCCATTTACCATTTCTTTTCAAAACACGATGGTCTGGTGTACAGGTGAAAAATCTTCCATTATCTAATCTGATTTGGATTGTTTTCTCTGTCTTAACATAACGTGGGTCAGAAGCCCACCCTATTGTGAAATCATTTTTTTCAAAATCCCAACAATAAACTAAAAATGGTTCTGTTTTAGTTTCAGCTAATTTTTTGATAGAAACTAAGCCTTCAGCAACCGTGGCTATTTTTGTTGCGCCCGAAAGACATGCTTCGTCAGCAAAAACGGTCATGGCAGTTTCTATTTCAGGAACATTTCTAAGTCTCTCGTATTCTTTGTATCGACTTTTCCTATTGGAAACGGTTGATAAGTCAATAAAATCGTTGGTATCTCTAAGACGAACTAAACCTTTACCACCACCCCAGAAACTTCCATCTTGCCGAATATCTGGTATTGCTTCAGGCTGAGTGACACCAGCACCGGAAATTCCAGAGTCATCGGTTCTTCTTGAAAGAGGGTCTTTCTCGAAAGCGTAAGTCCATAATTTGTATAAGTCAGACCAAAAAGGCATATATTTTTTCCTATACTATAATCTTCTCTTTATATATTAGAGTAATAATAAAAATTATTGGGTTTGAGCATATGAATAAGTTTAATCAAAAAGAGTTAATGTATTTGTAAGAGTATCCGTATCTGTGTCGTTTTGTGATTTAAGTTCTTTCTTTAACTCTGCTTTAGCTTTCTCTGCTTCTATCATAGCTTCTATGGTATCTAACGTTCTTCTGCCATTTAAAGGGTTTACAAGTCGGTTTTTCAAATCTTCTCGCCACTTTTGTTCAACAGTTTCTTGTTCCATTTTTTTCTTTTTCTTTTTGTCACTTTTATATAATTCGGCTAAGGCATTATTTACATGACGCTTTGCCTTTTCATTAGGTAACAATGTAAGAACACGTTTTAAAAGGTCAACCGACTGATTTTTTCTGCTATTCTTGCTCATGTTTATTCCAAAAATCATCTGCTCTTGTTAAATCCATTGTCATGGATTTAAATTTACCACCATTATCTGTATGAATAGCCCATTTTAATCTTGGTATCTGATTATGATAAGCCAATTCCTGAATAAATTTACTTATATCTGTGCCAGATAAGTCTTTTCCATTTTCATCTACCCCTAAATCTCCATCTAAAGATATGCTTATGACATTTCCTGTAGATAGGAGTTCATTAGCCTCATCTGGAGTTTTTGCCCAGACTTCATCCCCAGATGCACCTTTTCTAATACCATCGTCACCTTTAGGGTCACGTAAGTCATCTACCCAAAGTCTTAGCCTTTGGCTTTCTACGAATTTAGAAAATGTTTTCATTTTTTACCTTATCTTGGTACATGTTTCCAAGACTTTCCTGTAGTTATACTACTAACGTTGGTCATGCTTGTATTTTTCTTAATTGATATTTCTTTTAGAGTTTTTCCTTTTTTTCTCATTGATATAATTTCAATCACATCGGATTCTGTTATTTTGCTACCATTATTTAATTCGCCTTTTTGTGATAATGAATATTTTCTTTTAGGTTTATCTATTTGAACACTTGTTTTTGTTTTTGTTTTTTTGTTATTTGATAACCATTGGTTCTTGCATTTGTTACAACACAATTTTTGTTTTTTGTCCTTCCTAAAAAATAGATTATTACATTGAATGCATTTTTTCATGGGTCGTGGGGCACCGATAAAACTTTTTTTCAAATCAACACCTAACTCCTCCAACTGCTTTTTTTTTAATATCAATAATTTATTTTCTTTTTGAAACTCTTTCATTTTTTTTATGTCATTATCTTTTAACCACCCCTTAATTTCCACATAAGTATTTGTTTTAATAATTAAGAAGTCTGGGGTGTAAGCTTCTCCGCTTTTGAGAATAAATGTTTCAGGCTCATATAACCATTGTGTTTTATTTTTATCAAGATATTCCGCATACGCCACTTCCCATCGACTTCTCATAGAAACAGTTTCTCCATTTGGGCACACATACCAACATCTTTTAGAATGAAAACATTTCTTACCGAAATTTGGATGAAGTGGCTCAGACTTTGACAAACTTATGTTTCGTTTGTGCTTTTCACTAAATTTGATTCCTTTTTGAAATCCTCCCTTTCTCCTAGGTATTTGATATCTTTCCATATGTCTATGAATTGTACCATAGGAACAATTTTTTATTTTGGCAATTGTTCGTAATGTTTTATTTTCTTTTAAATATAAGTATTCTAATTCTTGTTTGGTTATCATATTATCATATATAGTATGTTACCACCCAAAAACAACCAGTTTATCAGCCAGCCAAATTCTTTCAATAATTTGTCTTTGGGTCTATTTATATCGAACAAAACAGGAGACAGCACATCATCATTAGGAATAAACATTGGTTCTTCATCTTCATCTGAAAGCCAATCTTCCGGTGCGCCTCTTTTAACCTCTTGTCTTATTTCTTCGTATACTTCACTTTTGAATATATTAATCATTTCTGCTGGAACATCAGCACCTATTGGAATATCACGCATTTGCAAATCTCTGACGTGTATAGCGAAGCTTAATGCCATTATAGCGTCATCATGTTTTCCTTTTTGTGCTTCGGCTGCTTTTCTTGATGCATTAAAAATAAAAGTTTTTAATTCATCAACAAATCTATGGCTGTTTATTTTTAACACATTATTGATAAGTCGATTCTGTAATGTTTCTAAAATAACGGGCCTGTTACTTTTATTTGTTTTTATTCCGGGCTGTTGTTGCTTACCCCTCGTTCCACCATAAAATATATTTTCATAAGATAGGTCATGAATTAATGAATTAATTATTGCGGAACCGATTCCTAAATTTTCTACAACAATTAATGCCGTATTGTAAAGGTATCCTATTTCATTTAAGATTTGAGAAAATTCATGAGGTGGGACTGTATTGCTATAAAATTCTGCGACCTGTTCTAAGGTAGCTTGGTCTAAAACTTGGAACACACTATGGTCTCCATCTTCTCCTACACCTTCAGCACAATCAACACCTACGATATATTCGTGTCCTTCAATTGGTTCTTGGAACACCCACAAAGCGCCAACTCCAAGAACTCCATCTTTATCTCTTCCAACAGATGTCCATTTTTCAAACAATGCTCTTAATGGGCTTCTGTCTCTAGTTTCTTTGTCTAATTTTGCTATGATATTTGGAGATATATAAGTTTCTCCTGACCCTAAGAATGAACGAAGTACTTCCTGTTGCCAACCTTTTTCTCCTAAGTTTGCTCTTGTACTCTTAACCCATTCGGGGTCATTATATTCTGGGTGCTCCCAGAAATCTAAGTCAATTACATTAAATGGATTTTTATTATTTTCTGCTTCATGATATATCTCTTCATACCAATTACCAAGACCATTCACCGTCGAAACAACACAGCAAGCACCACCAGTTGCAATAACTGGATACATGGACTTCCAGTGTTTTTCCATGTATGGAATAAATGCTGCTTCATCAATAATTAGTAAAGTACAAGATTTACCACGAGCAGCTTCAGGAGTATAGAATGAAAGTTTTGAACCTGTTGATTTAAATTCTTTTTCATGGTCATTATTTTTACCCATTTTACACATCAACCATTCGGGCAAATGTTCCAACGCTCTTTTTACAATTTCGCCCGAAGCGATAGCCTCACGGTCAGTTTTAGACATAACCATTATTTGTTGGTCAACTTTAAATAGGCATCTCCACATTGACCACAATACCGATGTGGTTGTTAGACCTCCCTGACGAAATTTACTGAGAATGTTGAATCTATTATTCGTATATTCTATAATTACTCTTTTTTGATAAGAATATAATTTGAAAGGAATCAAACCATGAATCGGGTGATTAATTTTCACATATTTGTGGCAAAAATACGAAAAACTGTTAACGCATTTTATAATTTCCGCTATTTGTTTTTCGCTATCATATGACTCAACATCGTATTCAGATTCATTTATTTTTATATCTAACTCATATTTATTAAAGTCATAATAGTTAGAATATATTTCTTTCCACTCATCTGTTTCAACAATATCCCCTACAAGTTCGAATTCTTTATAAAATAAATCGAACTTCTCTTTGGGTACTGCAACTTCTTTCTTCTTTTCATGGCTCATTGAGTCCATTTGACTTATATCATCCATTCGTTTCCCCATTATTTATCTAAGAACGAACAAAGAACTTCCTGTTGCCATCCTTTTTCCCCTAAGTTTGTTCTTGCACTCTTAACCCATTTGGGGTTACTGTATTCTGGGTGCTCATGAAAATCTAATTTAATTACATTAAATAAATTTTCTTTTTTTTCTGCTTCATGATATGTTTCTTCATACCAATTACCAATACCATTTACTGTTGAAACAACACAACAAGCTGTAGTGGCAATATGTTTCCAGTGTTTTTCCATCTGCGGGATAAATGCTGCTTCATCAATAATTAATAAATTATAAAATTTACCACGAGCAGATACAGGTGTAGAGAATGTAAGTAAAGAACCTGTTTCTTCAAATTCTTTTTCATGTTGATTATTTTTACTCATTTTGCCTTTTAACCATGTGGGCAAATCTTGTAAAACTCTTTTTACAAATTCTCCACAAAAAATAGCTTCACGGGCAGTTTTGGACATAACCATGATTTGTTGGTCAACTTTAAATAAACATCTCCACATACACCATAATATTGATATGGTTGTCATACCTGCTTGACGAAACTTACTAAGAATATTAAACCTATTGTTTGTATATTCATCAATTACTCTTTTTTGAAAAGAATACAATTTGAATGGAATCATGCCATAAGTC